GAGATTTCGTGCCTGTGGTTCTATAATGAACTCTTCAGGTGGGATGCTTTCGATGCAGACTTTTGACTTGTCTACCCGGCGTAAAACCGTGCCTGAGATAAGGACAATTGCATCTGTCTCGCTGTCATCAAGTTCGATGTCGTCTTCAGCCAGCAACATGTCGAGTTCGTCAGCTGTGACGTTTTCAAACTCTTCTGGCACATCCTCGTACATTTCCTGCCAAAACACCTTGGCGACACCAACTCGTGATGTCAGGCCGTCATGAATGACATCTCTGAAAATGCCGAAGCCGTCGTTCTTGCGAAACAGCTGGTAGTCTGTATATGCGCTGCACACTTCAGCCAGCTGCACGTCTTCCGGGCCAACTGGGGCAAACCGGATGATGCGATTGCCGCTGCTGAATGTTTCCAGCAGTGCCGCTGACATAGACTGGACTGCGTCATACACGTCTTGCGACACATACTTGCTGTTACCGTCATGCGCTGGTTTAGGAAGCGTGGCGTTGTAGTATTCGGTTACTTTTTTACGCTCACGGCTGAGATCACTGTCATAATAGCCTACGGACGTTTTGATATTGTCCTCGACCATTTTGACTATCTCGCTCTCATTGAGCCTTTTGTAGTCTGTAGCCATGCTTGTTACACCATTTCAATATAGAGTTCGTTCGGGACTTCGACCGGCTCCCATGCGCCTTCGTGGACGTAGTTGGCGAGTGCCAAACTCATCACACAGTCATCAAAACAGGATGCTTCAGCTTCCATCGAACCGGTTTCGGTCACGATATAAGTCAGCATCTCTCTGATTGTGGTCTTGTCGTTTAGTTCGATTTCGTCTTCCCGCATTGCGGCTCGCAGCTGGTCGATAACCAAAGGCTTTGTTTTTGCAGTAGTGGTGAAGCCGAGTTTGACCGTTTCTCGGTCTGTAATCTTGTCGTGTTGCACTTCCTGATAGAAGTTGGAATAGGCCATGTCTTTGCCAAGTCGTGTGCAAGTCAAAATCCCGTGGCTGTTGTTTTCAACGCAGATGAACGCTTCGTTGTAGTATTCGCCTAGCGCATAAAGAACGCTGGCAAAATGATCCGGATGTACTTGCCCACGCCATATGGCGACTTGCCTCTTTTTCGAGTCCAAAACTTGCGCGACCGAGAAGTCTCCATTTCGGACGCCCATAGCAACGTCTGCCCCAATGACATAATTTTCTCCCGGGTCATGTGATATGTAAGTTGTCAGTTCACCCCGCCGATTGAAGACAAACTCATCGCCTTCAAGCGCCAGCCGTTCTTTGACGTCCCTTGTGTTGTCTAAGCAGGAGGTCAGCTGTTCAGGGTTAAAGACAGGACGACCTGTTGTCAGGAACGCCTCTTCGGGTTCCGCTGGGTATTCCTGTTTGAATAAGTCGATACCGTTTTGTGCAATTTTACGGCGCCGGAACATCAGCTGTTCGTCGTCGAGGTTGTACTTTTCGACTAATTCATCTTCTTCCGGTGTGCGTTCAAACTTTGTTGGTACTGCTTCACGATATTCTGGATCAGTGAACCAAGGGATAAATACAGGTACAAAACCATTTGTCCCATCCACTGCGCCTTTCCATAAATCATAGTAGATACCAGTCACACCATTAGCCGTGCTTTCCACAAACACAGCTGTGCCTTTGGTATTCGGTACGGCTTGAATAAGACCATTCCATATGTCGCTGGCTGTAGATTTAGGCCAGAACCCCATCTCACTACAGTGCGCGTGTGTGAGGGTTTCTCCTCGGCCTACGCTATCGCCGCCAGCGGTCGCAACCACATAGCTACTATCCAAAACATCAAACGACAGTTCACGTCTTGATGAGTATTTGGTATGCGGCCTAAGTATCTCGGGACAGTGTTCATGAAACCTCTTAGTCATGTCAAAAAGCGCACGTGTACTGTCGGCGTGGTGCGTAATCACCATGGCCTTACGTGCTTGTTGTTGGGATACGTTGTGGTAGAGGTAGCCGCCTACGTAGGTGGACAGCCCCTGCTGCCGAGCCTTTAAGATAATGACCCTGACTTTACCTTCAGCTGCTAATTGCTTTGATACGGCCTTTTGCAGTGTCTGCTGCGCTGGGTTTAAATCCAGCGGCGCTACTTGGCCTTCTTTGGTTCTAATCTTGAGAGCGGATTTGGCGTAGAATGGGAAGTCGTTATACAGACGCTTACGTATCTGCTGGAGTTTCGGGTTCATTGTCATCGATTAGTGACGCTAGGAACTCTTCGGCTTTGCCGATTGTGACTTCGCTTTTTGCGACTGGACGGGTCTTAGTAAAGTCTAACACCAATCTAGCAGCTGCCAGCCGTTCTCTGGTCTCGCCGGGGACACGCATTACTTCGACTGCTGTCGTCAGTGCTTCTTTTGCGTATTCGTCCTCAATTCCGTATTTTTCTGCCATGATAGTAACTACCTTTTTAGCTTCCTTCTTCGCTTTTGCCCGGAGTGGCTCTATTTGCTCTCTTCTGTAGCCGTCCGGTACGCCTCTTGGTCTGCCGCCGTTCTTGCGGGGCTTGGTTGACCATTGTTTTCGTAATTCACGACCCTCCGGGGTTTCCATGAGGGTCGCGAAGTAATTTTTCTTTGGTGCTTTCTGCGGATGTTTGCCAGCACCGACCTTCGAGGGCGACTTGGCCCTCGGCTTCCTTTTCGGTGTTTCCATAAGATTTCCTTACGCTGACAGGATGCCGCGACGCTGTTCTTTATCTTCTTCTTCAGCCTCGCCAACCAGCATGTTCGCCATGATGGCTGCAACGATTGCTGCGAATGGTGCTGAGAAGAATTGAACGATTTTGCTGGTATCAGCTGCGTTTAGATAAGTCCGGACAAACCTTGCAGTTTTCGGAGCCTGTTGCTTCATAAACTGAGGGTCGACTATGTAGACCCCAACCATGTCAGCTGCTAGCTCGACAGCGGCTTGTTGGTACTTTTCTTGGTTATCGATGTAGTTTCTCAGATATGCTCGTTTTTGCGGTGTTTGACCTAGAATACGAGCAGCCTCAGTTTCAGAAAGTCCAGCATCCTCAAGCTGTTTATTGAGTTGGTCGAACATGCTGACGTAAGCATCACGAACCATCACTGAACCACCATCTTGATCTAAAATGGACACAACGCCTTTACGTTGTAACTCCACCAATTCGTCGATGATTTCCCGAGCAGCATCTGGGTTTTTGCCAAATGACTTGTTAACCAGCTTTTGGACCTCACCATCAAAACTATTATCAAAACGTACTGCCTGTTTCTCGACCCGCTCGGCACGTCCAGTTAAATAGTTCCGTTGGTCTACCGCTGTGGGAACAACATCTGGGTCTAACCGCAAACGCGATATGTGATGCCCGAGTTCATGAGCAGCAACCATAATTGCTTCAGCCAAGCCCATTTTCTGCTTGCCGCGTTTTTCTGGTAATTTGGCACTTGGGCTTAATACAGTGATACTGCTTTCTGGTGCTTTGGTTTTGAAGTCAGCCATTGCGAATGGAAATACTGGTGCTTTGTAAATGCCACGGGTTATACCCGATCCACCACCTGCTCTTTTGATCTCAGCCATGTTCTTGGCTAGCACAAAAGCTACATTCATGGCGTTGGCGATGCGTTTGATAACTTCGAATGATCGAATACCGTTCTCGAACGCAGTACCAGCCTTACCAATCTCAATTGGCAAGCCGTCAGCAAGTAATCGTTCTGCTACTTCAAGCTGTTGTTCTACTTCTGTAGGAGTTGCCGGGCGGCTTCCGCTGATAATGCTGCCGGGGGCGTACTTATCGGGACCGATGATGCTTGAGAGTGCGCCTGTGAGAGAGGCGTCGCTGGTGAATTGTCTTGCTTCGGGAGGTAATGATAAAACTCCGGAAGACTGTCCACTTGTTCTGCGTCCAGACTGTCCATCTCCGCTTCCGGGTAGAATGACGCCAGATAATTCGACTGATTGGCTTGGAAGCCCATCTTCTGGAGATTTTGAACTATCCCGTCCGACATCATTTGGTCCACCAAACGGCTCAGTTCGGTCTTCCCAAGCGGCTGGGTCAATACCCCTTGCTTTGTCATAAATAGCTCCTCTAGCTTCATCTAAAGATATAGTGCCTTTGTCG